CGGATTGACGAATCAACAACAAGCCGCTGGTGGTGCTAAGTTAATTGCTGAACAAAATACATTGCTTAGAGCGCAAGGTGAAGTACAAAATAAACAGCTAGAACAACAAGCTAAGTTAGCAGAAGAAGCGGCAAAGCGTGAATTTGATATTGCAAGTAAGAAGGCATCTAGTGATGCAGAAATGGCCTCAGCACAAGCCGCATACGATAAAGCATTAAATGAAGCTAAGACTAGCACAGATAGAGTAGATACTGACAGAGTGATTGCAAAGCTAGATCAAGTTGGTGGTAAGGCTTCTGGTGGTGGAACACAAATTTTAGATAAAGATGGAAATCCTGTTACTAGAAGATCAGGCCAATTGTTCGGTCAAAGTTATGATAAAGAAACTGGTTTAGCAATTAATGATCCGATGAAAGAAATCGGAAACTTTGCATTTGACATGGCTAAAAACTTTGCCGGTCAGCAGTTGACTAAAGACATTAAGAATCCTTATGCACAAATGGTTGCAAACTTTGCAATTCAAAAAGGATTGAATTATGCTACGGATAAATTTATTACGCCAGTATTAGATAAAGGTTTAGATTTTGTATTAGATAAGGGTGGCAGTTTCATAATGGACACGGTGCTACCTTTCTTCGGGTTTGCAGATGGTGGTGTTGTAACTAAAGCAACTCCTGGTGTTTTCGGTGAAGCTGGCGCTGAAGCTGTTATTCCTCTTGCAAATCCGAATGCAACAAAAGCATTGTCTGCGGCTATGGGTACAGACAAAACACTTGCATCATTGGGTGACCAAACAGACTTGCTAACAAGCATCGATGGTTCTCTCAGAGTGCTTTCTGGAAGAGGATCATCATCTGGAACTGGACTTGCATTTGATACCGGACTAGGTGGATTATACGGAAGTGGCGGTGGTGGAAGTGTATCTTCGGGTAGTGGCTCTGGCTCTGTAGCAATCAATGGAGTAGCTAGATCAAGGGCGACACAACAAAAACCATCAACGATGGATTACGTGTCTGCTATTGGCGGATCATTATTGAAGAGTTTTGCAATCAATAAGGGCATCGGAATGGCATCAACAGCACTATTTGGTGCTACGCCTATGGCTCTTGCTGGAAACTTTATTAGTGGCGCACAACTTGGAATGGCAGGTTTCACACCTGCCACCTTTGTGGGTCCACTTGCGCCCGGAGCGGCTACCGGTTTATCCATGTTTGCACCAGCGGCCGCTGAAGTAGCCGTAGGTACAGCAGCCGCAGGTACGGCAACAACTACAGTCGCAGCCGCAGGTACTACTTCTGGTATTGGCGCATCTCTAGCGGCGGCTGCCCCATATGTGCTAGCCGCAGTTGCTGTGTATATGATTGTGGACTCTATCTATGGAGGTGGAGGTTCTTCTCCCCCACCAAAAGAGCCTAAGTTTCATGCCGCAATATACGTAACAGGAAATAATAATGTTAATGCAATTACGACTACGTATGAGACAACTGAATATCATGCTGTTCCTGATGCATATAAAACAATTGCATATGGATTACTGAGAGTAGCATTCAATGCAACTAAATCTTCAGAACAAGTTACTAAGATTGCATCTCCATATGACTTCATTTACATGAAAGTTCAGTTTGATAAAATATCAATGCTTGTTGGTAAAGGTGCTCCAAGCCTCACATCTCTTCAATCTGATAGTGCAACTGAAGTGTTGTCTTGGGAAGCACCAACCGAAAGTACAAATCTGAATACACTTGCAAGAGACATTATTCATTGGGTTAGAGATGAATTCAAGAAAATTGCAAAAGATGAAAACTTGGGTAAGTTAGATAAAGCCGCAAGTGCTTTAGGTTCATACTCATTAGATGAAATTAGTCGTGGCCTTATTCCCGATTTAGAAAAAGGTAAATACGCACTTGATAAATCTGTAGAAAAAGGAATATATGCAAATAACGTTGCAGAGTCAAATCGTATTGCTCAATTAATTGATACTGCCAACAGAAACAAGGGATATTTATCAGAAGGAACAGCCGCAGAATATGATGAGTACGGCAACATAACTAAACAAGCCACCGTTGGTGGTATCCCTATGGTTTATAGTTTGAAAGATGGTAAATTTATTGAGAGTAAATTCCCTGGCGCATTGTTGATTGATACTGCTGGAAGACCAGTCTATGACATTGAAGGCACATCAGCTGGATTAAGCGTTGAAGATTTTGCTAGTGCATCTGTTGTTGGTGCTAACAGGCCAGCAAACGTATTGGTGGAAGCATCATCAAGTGGTTCGTCTGGTGGTGGAACAACCAATGTTACAACAGTTACAGGACCTAGAGTTGATAACTCTGCCGTCACAAACTATTATAATAGTCTTAGTACTGTTGTCGATCCTATTAGAGGCACAGCTTCAAACGTGACATAAAAAAGGGGAAGCATTTTACTGCTTCCCCAAAGTCACAAAAGAGATTACGAAATATTAATCTTCAGCCAACTTCTCAAAGTAACTCAAGTCTTCATCATCATCAACAACTGAGTCTGCAACTGTAGTTTTCTTAGCAGGTGCTGGCGCTGATTTAGATTCTTGCATCGCACTGGCTCTAGGAGCATAATCACTGCCAGAAGAAGAACCATCTTCAAGACCAAGCACTTTGTTCAAACGTGCTTTCAATTCATCATAAGACTTAAAGTTCTTCTCACTCAAGAATTCAGACAAGCTGTGTTCTTGTTTCCAGATACGCTCTAAGTCATCTTCATCACCAGACAATGGCGCTGGCGATTCAAACTCAGACTTATCATAGTTCTGATAACCTTCAACCTTACGAATCTTCAACTTGAAGTTCGCACCTTCCCAGAGGTCGAATGGGTTGACAGGAGTTTCATCTTCAAACTCAGGATTCATCAAGTCATTCAACTTGTCGAAAATCTTTTTACCGAATTTGAACAATCTAACTGTTCCGTCATTATCAGGGTTTGTTGGATCTTTGATAACGTAGATGTTTGCAATGTATTGCAACTTACGTTTTTGTTTACGTGCAATGTCTTTGTTAGCATCTGAACCTGAGTTCCAGAGAATGCTATTGTGTTCAGACACTGGGTCTTTCTTGTTGAGTGTAGTCAACGAGTTTTCGATGTACCAACCACCAGGACCTTGAAAGGAGTGATTGAATACTTGAACCCAAGGCACGTCTTCACCTGCGGGTGAGGGGAGAAAGCGAATCGTTGCGAATCCGTTGCCTGCTTTGTCTACTGTGGGTTTCCAGAAGCGAAGGTCTTCATAAGACTTCTTACCTTCTTCTTTGTTGCTGAGTTTAGAAACTGCGTCTGTCAGTTTTTCTAAATCTTTGGTGCGTGACTTTTTCATGTCTGCGAATGATGCTGATGCCATATGTATGTATCCTTGTATGTTTAAGTATTGAATGTATGTTTTGCTTGTCCACTTTTATCATAATCTACTATAGTATATAGTCGATCACAATTCTCTGTTCGTGTCAATAGTCGGCAAACCTTGTTCGGTTTACGCATTACTGCCACTACGTCACTACTAGTTCTCTTAGTGACTTTTTCATCCGTGCCGTATCGTAATTTAAAAAGGGCTGGTACTTTTTGCATAGCTTGCTTACCTCTTTGTAGATTGGATCATGTATCATTGTATCATACCTTTTGACAAAATGCAATAGTGAATTCAATATTGCAAGTGTCTCAAGACTAATTTCTTTTCTTAAATACTTCTTTATGATTGGCGGGTGATCGCCATCTTTAGCATTAAAAAATTCATTCAATTCATCTGGCTTCCAACCAGAAATAAAATCCATCTCATTTTTAAATACATACGTCAAAGATTCTTGTCTACGTTTCCATTCTTTGTAGCGTTCTTCACACTCTTCAGACAGAAGTTCACCGACCCACATTTTTGTGTCGTGCAGAAAATTAGAAATTCTTCTAAGTAAGCATCTTTACGATTGCCAAGTTTAGCAAAAAAGATTTTGTCTTTACGTTTCAAAAAAGAATCGTATGTGACATTGACTTTCTTGTTATACTTGAACCAATCGTAACTGTCTTGCGTAAAATGATTCTTAACTCCCAAATAAACTTTGTATGCGTCTATAGCATCCATCTTCATCAGTCTTCGACCTCAATGGGTAATCTAGCTTTTTGTGCAATCATTTTCAACTTCATTGCTTCACCTTCAATAGCAGACTTCATGCGAGGTGTAATTAAAGATGCGGCAGTCTCAACTTCAACGTTTCTGATTGTGCAATACTCCAACACAGCATCGATCATCGTGATAGGAAACTTATCACGTTGAATCTTCTTAATGTCTGCTTCGAATTCTTTCTGTGTCAGAATTTTAAGATTCATAGAATCGTACTGAGGTGATTCGACCATTTCTGAAATGTCCAAATTGTGTTAGAGTGACTGCTGGTTTGGCAGAACGAAACTTAGGATTAGTTACTTCAGCCTCAGACGCATAGTAACCTGGAGGATAACCACCTTTACGTTGATACGTCTTCATTTCAATTCTTTTCTTCATAATATTCATATTGTAAGTCCTATGGTAAACGATAAAAGATATGTCCTTCGATTTGTGCAACTTTATGCACTTTGTTAATCCAATCTGGCTTAACACTTGTTGCATGAAAGTGTGTTGCACCTTCTAAGAGTTTAATTATATCACTACTTACTGCTTTTGTCAATAGCATTTTAGCTACTTCGTATGATTCTTTCCATCGATTGTTGCTTGGTGGCGGAGTGTTTGCGCTTTTGCTATTGTACCAAGAAAACTGATATGGATCAGTTACTACATCACGAATGTTTTTTGGATATCTTTTATCATTCAGTCTATTCATAGTTACGATGCCAACTGCAATCTTTCCAATAAGCGGTTGATTGCCAGCTTCGTGATAAATGTTCATTGCCATCCAGTAGAGGTCTGATTTACTAGAATTTTTCGGTGCTGATGCTGATTCTGATATTTCCTTTAGCGTTGGCATTGATGCCATTGTATGCGTTGAAAATAAAGCCAATACAAATACTACAGCCGTTATTAGTGC